TGATCAGTTCGTCTCGCCGAGCGCCCACAGCAAGACGGGCCTCCTCGGCCGTCGCCCACAACGGGGCAGTGTCAATATTCGTGGGTGCCCCTTTGTAACCAACCTTGCGCCCTTGCTGGTGCCAATCGCTCTGCACCTCGGCAAGATGGAGTGCGCGTTGACCATCGACCGTGCGATCGTCGAAGCGGACATGGGCGACGACGTTGGGCTCATCCCAGTGGGGGGAGCGGTATGAAGTCCGATCGAAATCCTCGCGCTCGATTGCCGCGCGTTGCCTCAGAAGGTTGCCGCGATCGCGCTCCGTGTCAGCGTAGGCGCGCCGCAGTTCGTCGTTGGAAGTGAGCGGCTTGAATTCTTCCTGAAGAGCGTCAAAAGCCGCGGCGTACTCAGGAGAGTCCAGCGCAACCCGTTGACTGAGGGCCATTACCTCACGGTTTTTTGCCTCAATTTTCTGTCTGATTGCGAGCGTCTGGCCGGCGGTCAACATGCGGCCACGCATCTCTTCCTGCTTGGCCTCAAGATTGACCCTCTGATCGTCGATCTCCTCTAAGCGAGCATTCCGCGCCGTCTCCGCCGCAGTGCGGTCGCCTGGCAGCGTCAGCAGCAGTTCGCGATAGTTCTCGCCGCCAGGGAGTTTGTAGGATTCGAACTTGGTCGCGCCCGGGTAAGAGTCGAAGCCGTCTTGCTCTCCAATCGCAACAGCATCAGCGATCGCTTCGTCGTCATCGGCGGGGATATTGTCCACGCCGCGCCTGCGCAGGAACTCTCGCGCCGAAGCTCCGGTGAACGCCTCAAACGGGATGGGTCCCTTCGCCGTCTCTTCAAGCTGAAGGCTATTCGCCCGCACATAGGCGGCGACGTCGTCGCGCGAGATCGCGCCCTTCTGGCCCTTCAGCCAATCTTCCAGGCCGAGCCACTTCATCTCTTCCGGCTTCACGCCGGGGGTATTCTTGATCGTCGCGAGCCATTGCTCCGGCGACGCCTTCGCCTGCTTGGCGCCGGTCACCGCGCGCTCGGCCGCCGAGTAGAAGGTCGGAACGGTCGCGGGCTGATTGAGCGTCCGGCCATCTCCAGCCGCAGCGGTCGCCCCCTCGCCGCCGCGCACGATCAAGCCCTCGTTGCGGTACATCGCCTCAGGGTCGCCGCGCCCCATGCGCGCCGCGCGCGTGGCGTAGCGGGCCGCCCACAGCGTCGCGTTGGCCTCGGCCTCATTGAGTGGCCGCCCAGCGTCGAGCAATTTCTGCTTCACATCCTCGAAGATCGCCTGGCGCTGTTCGTCGGGCGTCTTGGGCGCCTCGCCGAACATGGTCGGCTGAGTCCGCATGAACTCGGCTTCGAGGTCGGCGATTTGCTCCTCGCGGCCCTTGGGGGTGTCGAGCTCCGGCTTGACCATCGGGCTCGGCGCGTCGGCCATGCGTAGGCCTTCCTCGCGCAGCAGCGCGGGCAGCTCGCGGATGAAGGCGCGGGTAACGGCGGCGATGCTCTCGCCTTCCTTCACGCGCTTGGCGGCGCGGTTGAGCCCGGCGGAGATCGGGCCGGCGCGCGAGCGCAGTCGATCGAGCGCCTCGACAAGCTGGTCGGCGCGGTCGGCGATGCTCGCATTGGCATCGGTGAGAACGTTGCCGGCTTCCTCGATAACGTCGGCCTCTTTGGCAAGCGTCGCGAACACGCGCGCGTCGTTTTTCAGCGCCTTCATCGCGTCGCCGAAGATCTTCATGCGCTCGCGCATCAGGGTGCGGACTTCGCCGCCTTCCATCTGCTTGAGCCAATCGGTCTGGCCCCCGGAGCCGTCGATCTCCCGAACCGTCCCAGCCGAAAGCGCGTCGCCGATCAGCATCTTCGCTTCGTTGATCGACTGCGGCTTGAGCTTGACGATGTCGTCCATCAGCGCGACGTGAGCCTCTGGGGGCGCCATATTGCCGACGAGCGAGGCGAACTCCGGCTTCACCGCCCTGTTGAGCACCATGCCCCAGGCGCCGTCGGACAGATTGGCGAGCCCGCGGCCCTCGCGCACGTCAGCGCGCCCGGTCGGGATCGAGTCGTCCCAGATTTGCGGGGCGTCGCGCAGGATGCGGGCGATGTCCAACGGCTCGCCGACGCCTTCCTGGATATTCTTCTTGGCGGCGAGCGCGCGCACCATCGCGGGCGTCCAGCCATCCGCCTCACGCACGAGGAATCCAGGCAACTTGACGTCGGCGTCGGGAGAGCCGGCGACGATCCGCTTCAGCAAGTCGTCGCGCTGGTGGCCGTCGCCGACCATCATCCGCCCATCGAGCCGCTCATGGATGATGGCGTTGTTGGCCGCCATGGCGTTCCAGTTTTCCGGCTTCGGCACGACGGAGCTCAGCCGCCCGGTGACGCCCTTGGCGTTGGAATTCCCCTTGTATTGGTACTCCTCCGCGTCGGTCTCAGTGGTGCGCGGGTCGAACGTCATGTTGCGATAGGCCGGCAGACCGTAGCTGTTGTCGATGAACCGCTCGCCGGCCTGGCCACCCGGCGCTGGCGCCGCTCCAGCGCCGGTGTCAGGCGGGAAGGCGCCAGGGTCACGCGCGGGCGGCGCACGCATCGGCGGCACGGGCGGTCCGACGGTGTCGGGCGACTCGGCCTGTGCGACCAGTTCGCGGAAGACGCGCAGTTGCTCGGACGGCTGCACGCCAGCCTCGCGCGGCGGCGCCGTAGCGGCGTCGTTCATCGCCTGCTGGACTTGCTCCGACGTGATCGAGGTGATTGGCGGCCGGTCGCGGACGCTCTCCGGCACTTCCGGCGGCGTCGGATAGGGGCGCTTGGCGACAGCGGTCCCCGCCTCGCCCTCGACCGGCTTGCCTTCCCACAGCGGCGGGGCGATCGCGCGGGGCGCGCCGGCTTCCTCTGCGGCTCCCGTCGGTGCGCCGCCGCTTGGGCGTGGCTGGCGGGGCGGGGCGGCGGCGGGCGCAGCAGGCGGCGGCGGAGCGCCGCGGTCGCTCCAATCGTGGAGATTGGCGTCGCGGTAGGTTGAGCCCTCTTCCAGGCCGTTCTCTTTTTCCCACGCATGCACGCGATCGGTGAAATCCTTGACGAGCGGGTCCATTTCCAGCGTCGGCGCCATGCCTTTCGCCCGGCGCACGAACTCGTCGATCCACGGGCTGGCGTTCGGCCCAAACAGGTTCGACAAGGCGCGCAGGCCGCCGAAGAAGCCGCCTGCCACGGCGCCGAACACCGCCGCGTCGCCCATGTCCTTGATCGCCGGCACGAGGCCGCTCTCACGGCCAAACGCGCGGTTGGTCGCCTGAAGGTCGGGCTCTCTAAGTCCTGTCAGCCCCCAGTTGATGATTGCGGTGTTGACCGCGTGCTCGGCAGTGTTGCCGGCCCAACGCAAAACTGGCGAGGCGAAGCGCTCCCCCCATGTCGCCTCGCCGCCGAACGGCACGGCGAGCATCGCAACATTGACCGGATCGCGGAAACTGCCTGCAAACCCGCCGACGGCACTGGCGACATCAGCGGCAAACGGCGAGCTGTAGCGCGCTGCTTTCTGGTTTGCGGAGCTGGCCGCCTGCTCATAAGAGTTGGCGGCGTCATTGGTGAGGACGCTGAGCGACTTGGTGGGCGAGATTGCGTCCAAAACATCGCGGGCGACATCAGAGCCACTGCCGCGGTTCTTGGCGAGGTCGGCGCGCGCCTGATCCCATAGGTCGTTTTGCTTCTGACGCACCAGCGCCCAATAGCGATCGCCGCCGAACAGGCCGTCGGGATTGGCGGGGTTGAGGTATGTCCCCCACGACTGCTGCTTGGCTTGGTCTTGAAGCGCCGCGATCGCCTCATCGCGGAAGCCGCCATAGGCGGGGTTCGGCAGCGAGACGCCGGTTGCTTCCTTGATCGCATCGTTGGTGCGCTCGATCGCGTCTTCCTGCGCGAGCGAATAGGAGAGAGAGCCCAGCGAGTTGTGGATCGTCGCGGCGGCGGACGCAGCGGCCGCAGCAACCGCCGGGTGGGTGGGGAGGTCCGGGAATACGGTCTCGCCGCGGTCGATCGCGTCCTGGCGCGCCTGCGCCGCATTGACGTCGACGTCGGCCTGCGCGGACGCCTGCGCCTTCTCTTCCGGCGTTTGATTGCCGGTCCAGTAGTTCGGCGCTGGCGGCGGGGCCGGCGTAGAATAGAGAGCCGCGCCGACGGGCGGCTCCGCCTTGGGAGGCTGCTCGCTGACGACCGAGAACGTCGATGCGGGATTGGCCTGCGGGCCGCTGTGACGGGTCCAGAAGTCGGCGAGCGAGGAAGGGGTCGTAGCGTCATAGCCCTCGCCGTCAGCGCCTCGCCCCGACAGGATCGCGGCTGGCGTCCCCGAGAAGTCAGGGTCGGTGGCGCTCGGCCGCGGCGTCGGCGCCGGGGCGTCGGGAATTGGAGACGAGTTCGCGGTGTCGATCGGAGAGGCGTCGTTCATTCAGTCACCTGTGCATCGTTGGTGACGGTCACCATGCCGGGGGTGTTGCGGTATGGCTGCGGGGCTGGCGCCGGAGCGCGGCCCGCTGGCTGGGCGGGCGCGGCAGGCGGCATCGTTGGGCCGGTGTTGGCGATGTAGGAGCCCTCATTGCGCTTGCGCAGCGAGGCGTCAAGCGACGGGTCTTGGAGATCAAGCATCCAAGGCTTGCCCGTCGTGTGGTCCATGACGACATGGTCGCCGTCCACCTGGCCGTCGCGATAGACCTGATACTTGCCGCGGAACACGCCATCGCGATCTGGCATCGCCATCAGGGTCGAGCCGTTGATCTGGTTGGCGCTGATCGGCTGGCCGTTCGCTCCCATCGGCGGGTTTTTCATGCCCTGCAAGTCGGCGTTGGTGATCGAGCCGATGACCTTGTTGAAGTCGTCGGCCTTGATCTCGCGCGGCACGACAACCTTCCCCGCATCGTGATTCCAGAACGTCCCTGGCGTCATGCGATCGGTCAGGCCGCCATACTGGGCGCCATCGTGGACGGAAGCGCCGAGCGCGCGGTTGTAGTTCGAGTTGATCAAGTCCTGCGCGTTGTCGAGCATCCCCTTGGGCTTGGCGTCAATGCCCTGGCGCTGCGCGTCGGCCGTCATCAGGATATTCGCCTCGCCGCGCACGCGTGCTTCGCCGTCGGGCCCGAAGTGCGACAGCGCCGTCCCAACCGGGTCCGTGTAGGATTTCAGGACGCTGTTGGAAAAGTCGGGGAGGTCCTTCGACGCCACCTTGTCCTGGCGCTGGTGGACCACGCTGGCGATGTCTTGAATGATCTGCGGATCGTCGCCGGCAAGCGCGTGAGCGCCGACCGCCTGGAATGCCGGAACGTCGCCGCCGATCTCGCGGAACGCCGCGGCCGCGTCCGGGCCGCCACCTTTCACGAGGTTCTCGGCCAGCGTGACCATCGGGTCGCCGCCCTGCGCCGCGATCTTGCGGAATTGCGATTTCTCGTCCGGGGTGAACACCGGCGCCGTGCCGGGCGCGAGGCCGAAGCCCTTCTCGACCACGGTCCGATCGACGAGCCGGCCTTCCATCTTGGCGGCGAGTTGGGGGTCGCTCGGATCCAACGCTTTCGTGCCGTTCGGCAGGAACCCGGCCCGTGAGGCGCGTTCGTAAGGGTCGGTCTTGATGTCGGACTGGTAGGTCTTCAGGTATTTCTGCGAGGCGTCGAGAGTCGAAGCCATGATCGGCAGGTATGGATCGTCGGGGTTCCGCGCCTTGGCATAGGTGAACGCCGCCGCCTGTTGAGAAACGTCCGCCGCCACTTCGGCCGGTGACTTGAGCCGGTAGCTCATGAGCTGGTTGCGTGCCTGGTCAAGCTGGGCGAAACGCAGCCGCACCGCCGGGTCCGGAGAGTTGGCGTAGGCTCCCTTCAGCGAGTCGTATTCCTTCGGCTCGATCGGCTGGCCGCTGGCGAGGTCGCCAATCCGCGCATCGAGGTCCTTCTGCGCGCTGGTCGAATAGCGCTGGGCGTCGGCCGCCTTCTGTTTCTGGATCTGGTCGATCTTCTGCTGGAGCTCAAGGCCGAGCTGAGCCTTGTCTTGCGGGTGCATCCAGTCGATCGGCATGCCGGTGCGATATGGCGCGGGCGCTCCAGGGGCGCCGGACGCGCGCACGTCGGGCGCCTTCTGGAGCGTGCCGTCCTGCATGACGAACGACCATGAGCCATCCTGCGCCGGCGTGACGCCGGTCGCGCCCTTCGGCCACATTGTCTCGGGCGGGATGAGGTGCGGGTTGACGACGCCACCCGGCAGCTTTGGCGTGATCCCTTGGGTCGCGTCGCTCTTGACCCCGGCGTCAGCCTGGGCGACCTGCTGCGGCGGCGGGGCAACACCTGGGACAGCGTTGCCCTTGGCATCGGTAGCGACCAGCGTCCCGTCAGCAGCAGGCGCCCACGGGCCGCCAGCCGGCGACATGGCGCCGACCTTGGCCGCCATGGCGTTAGGGGACGACGCCACATCGTTGGCGGGCGCGGCTGTTGGGGCTTCCCACGTCACCTTGCCGCCAGCGATCGGCGGCAAGCCGATGAATGGGTTGGCCGTCATCCCAGCCGGCATGCCCGCGGCTGCGGTGACGCTGGATCCAAACCCAGCGCGCTTCGCCACGTCGGCATAACCATCAGCCGTCGGATGAACTCCATCAGGGCTGATCTTGGTCGGATCAAGCGGGACGAAGGATGCGCCATTCGAGGTCGCGGCCTTGTTGAGCGCGTCGTTGAGCGACAGGCCGCTGACCTTGACGGCGTCGAACTTCGGCCCGACGCCGACGATCGTCACTTGGCTCGGATCGAGCCCCTTCGCCTTGAGCGCCTTGAGCTCGGCCGCGACATAGGCGGCCGGGTCCTGCCCCGGGTCATTCGAGGCTCCGGTCGAGAGGATGATCCGCTTGCCGGCGAGTTGCTCGGCTGGGAGCGCGTTGATGTTGGAGAGGACGGTCTGCGGCGGCAGGCTTTCCTTCGCCCAGCCTTCGGTCGCCTTCTGGCCGACGGCGCCGGCCACGCCGACGCCAAGGCTATCGCCGATCGCGCTGAAGGAGCCGCTCGCGGCAGCGGCCGCCGAGCCCGGCTTGCCGCCGAGTACCCCGACGTTCTGGTCAAAGGAGCGGATCGTGTTGAGGCGGCCGGTGTAATTGTCGCCGGCGCGCGGCGTTGCGTCGGTGTAGCCGCGCGGGCGCTCGTAGTGCATCTCGGCGTCGGCGATTTGCTCCGGCGTCGAGGCGGCGTTCACCTGCGCGTCGATCGGGCTCGCGCGGAGTTCCTGCAAGGCGGAGACGGCTTGCGTCTGCCAATCCTTGCCGCGCATGTCGAGCCGGGTGTCCTTGTGGCCGTAGAGGCCATGCCCTTGAGGTGCCCCATTGGCGTCCGGGTCGTGCACGGCGTTGGGGTTGAAGGAGCTTTCATTGGCCCCAGCCCCGGTCAGCATCAACGCTTCTTTCGGCGTCGCCCCTTGCGATACGAGGAATTGGTAGTGGGCTTCCGGCGACAGCGTCCCGCTTTCTCCAGGCTGACTCCACGGCTTCGTGTAAGGCGCATTGACCGTGCCGAACCCGCTCACGCCCGGCGGCGTCGGCTGGTCCCACGCCGTCGTGCCGGACGGCCCGAAGGTGAAATACTTCTCCAGGGCTTCAAGCCTCGACGTGTCGCCGGTCTTCTCGGCCTCGTCTATCTGCGAGCGCACCCACGCGCGCCCGTAGGAAGCGCCGAACTGCTGGCGGCGCTGGACGTATTGCTCGGGGGTGATCGCCCCGCTCTGCATCAAAGAAGAACCGCGCTGATTCCATGCGTCGATCGCCGCGCCGCGCTGCGCCTGCCCGTCGGGCGTGTCAGGCGCGCCAATCGCCGACGAGATCACATCGTCGCCCTGCGTCATCCAGTCGGCGGTGTTCGCGTTGTTTTGCAGCTTGTTGACGTGGCCGGTGACGCGCTCCTGATCCTCGGTGAGGTCGGCGCTCTTTAGCGTCGCCCATCGGTTGGCTAGATTTGGGTCTGAGAATGTAGCCTTCGCCGCGTTGAAGTTGTCGCCGTAGGCTTTAGTGAAATCAGTAGCCGCGGCAGGATCCGTGGTTTGCGACAGGTCTGTGGTTGTCTTGATGCGACCGACCGCATAGGCGGCATCGGCGTTTGCCATCTGCGACGCATCTTGCTGGCGCGCTTGGACGGCTCCAAACTGCGCCATGTCCGAGCCCAACGTCTCGAAGCCGTGGGCAAACGCCTGCGCGCCCTGCGCCAGGGCTTGCGGGTTCCAGCCTGGCAAGCCCTGGCGCCGCGGCAGCTTGTCGGGAAGATCGCCTACGTCTTGTTCGGTGGGGAGCTTTGCCATAGCCGGCGCATCCTTGAAGAGGCCGCCGGGACTATACCGTCAATCGAGCGGGATTCGTAGTGGCAGGCTAGTAGCCGAGATCGTAGCTGACGGCCGTCTGCGGCCCGTAGCCGCCGGCGTACCCGCCGCCCTGCAACTTCATCGGCGTGCTATAGCCGCTGTAGGGGTTGCTCAACGACAGCGAACGGAACATCGAACCGACGCCGCTCGCCATCGTGCCGGCCGCGGAGAGTGTGTCACTCTGTTGGGTGATTTCGCCCTGGTACTTCGCCGCTTCGCCCTGATTGTAGAGCCCGGCCGCTTGGTTCTGCCCCTCAGACAGGCTCATCAGCGCATTGTATTCGCCGCGCTTGGCGATGTTGCCACTGAGGTTGAGGACGGACGGCGAGGTCGCATCCACACCGCTCGCCGCGGCGCGCGCCTGCAAGGTCGACTGGACAAGGCGCGTCTGGCGGCGCTGCTCTTCCATCTGCCGCTGGCCCATTGCAGTCGAGCTTTCAGCCTGCTGCATGGCCTCTTTCTGCTGGTACTCACCCATCGCCTTGGCGTTTGCGCCAGCGGCCATCGTCCCCGCAGCACCAACGGCGGCGCCAGCGAGCGACGTGACGGCGCCCATCACCCCCAACGTGATCGGATCGAACGCCGCGGTTTCCGAGAAACTAAGGAGTCGATCAAAGGTCCTTGACATAGATCACCCCCCCGGGTGCCACTTCCTTATGAAAACCGAGACGTAGGAGCCATCTTTCCCCGCTCTCGATTGTCGTGGCAGTCGCGACCACCCGCTTGATGCCGCCATTTTTAGCCTGCGCGAGCCCCGCCAGTCCAGCTTTGTGCAGTGCAACCGGGTACTTGTGGGCCTCGGGGGCGAGATCGGCGAAGGCCAGCCGCACGCCGTTTGGCAGCATGCAGATCCCTCCAACGCCAATCACCTTGCCGTCGGCCTTCCCCGCCAGCGCCAGAACCCGATAGGGCGGCAACTGCGCGCCGCCGGAGAAATTGGCGGTGTATTCGGCGACGTCCGCGCGGGTCGCCGGCCCGACCTCGATCTTGACCATCAGTTCGTCGATTCAATGGAAAAAGTCACCCCGTTGATCGTCGCTGGGTTTGGCGAGGCAGATTGGAGATAGAGGCGCGGATCGGTGTCGTGGTCGGAGCCGATCTCGAATTGCTTCGAGTCGTATTGCGCCCAGACCGTCCCGTCGGCGACGAGCGCTCCATACTCCACCTCCGGCAGGTCGTCGAGCTTGCCGTTCGGCGTGAAGATGCCGTTCGGCTGATTGTCGGGGTCGTTCGGCGTCCACGTCCCGTAGCGCACGCCCTTCCACCACGTATTGGTCAGCACGAGGCCGCAGTGGTCGAGGCGCTTCACCTGATTGATGGCTGAGCCCATTTGCGCCGCGTAGGCGAGCTTGGCTGAGATAAATTCGGCCTGATAGGGCAGGCCGGCGACTGCGGCGATGACCGCGACGCCATTGGGGATGGTGACTGTCCCGTTTGATTGGACAACGGCCGTGCCGAGATCGCCAAAGTGGCCAGCGCCGCCGTCCCCCCAGATCGCCACGGTCTTGCCGATGAGGTGATTGAAGCCGGAAAGGATGGTTGCTGGCGCCCCCTGATAGACGAGGTTGGCGTCGACGCATTTCGAGATCGCCGCCCCCTGGCACTCGTCGACCCGCGCCCACTTCTCCAGATAGCGAACGTGCTGGCCCTGGATGACGCGGTTGATGACGAAGTAGACCTGATCCTCGCGAAAGCCCGGCAGGATGGCGATGCCTTCGATCACGCCGTCGGTCTGCATGCGCCACCAAGCGATGACGTCGTCGTCGATGTCGTAGATCAGCGACGCCATGATTCCGTCGGTGCGGATCATATTGATGCGCGTGTCGGGCTGGCGCTGCACAGCCATGTCGACGAAGCCGGGAAGCCCGATGTCCGGATTCAAGCGCGTGAGGTCGCTCGGCTTATAGTTGTAGATCCGAATGTCGTAGACGAGATCGTAGAGCCGCCGGCCCGACTGGTCGAGATAAACCACGCGCTGATCGACAGCGACCGCCTGCAAGCCGTAGGCGCCATTCGTCACGGAGCGCCGCAGAATGAAATTCGACGGCGTCAGCGGGCTCTCGATCGCGTCCGACATGGCGGCGAGGATCGACGTGTCCGCACCAGCGAGCATATGGTCGATCGACACCATCCAATTGATGTTGGCGATCGGGCCTTGGCCGACGGCCGTGTCGAGCGGTGCCGCATCGCCGGTCGCATCGTAATCGAAGTTCGTGTAGTCGTCGGAAATCGAGCCCCAAAACTTGTCGGCGCCTGACCACCACAGCCGCCCTTGGTGCAGAGTTGTCGCCGTCGGATAGCCCTGCCCGGCCGACCACTCGGATTGCAGCCAGTCGTGCGTCTTGTCTGTGCCCCAGAAGGGGACAAGCACTTCAGCGTTGGCGACGGTCGCACTGGTGATTGATGTGATGTGACAGACGCCGTAATTGCCGCCGCCGCCATAATTGATAACGATGACCGCGCTGCCGCTGACGTAGTTCCCCGGCTCGAAGCCTATCTGATACCAGACGATCTCGTTGTTGAGGCCGTCGGTGATCGTGTCGCTTTGGTTCGAGGTGTACGTCTTGTAAGTCGAGAACCCGGTCGTCGCGCTGGTGAACGAGCGCTGCACGCTGATCGTGCCGGTCCATGTTCCTGAAATCGTGAATGTGAAATTGCGGTCTGCGGTCGCCGTATTTTTGACGTTCCCGGAGCCGTCGACCGTGCTGACGTAGGAAACGCCGGACACGCGCAGCGCATCGGTGAAGGTCCCGTCAAACGAGACTGTCTCGTTGATGTATTGCCCGGTGTGGAAGAGCCGGAACAGCGTACCGACATCGTCCACGGTGAAAAGGCCGCCGCTCGCCGTCAGCGTGACGTTGCCATAGAGGGCGCTGGGCTGAAGCGTGAGCGAAGCATTGCTCGGCGCACCGGACATAGGGCCCTTGATCGGGCGATATTTGACGATCGACCAGCTTGTCGGCGTATAGCGGTTGATCTGGTATTGAGGGTATCCGGTGCAGGCGACGTAGACGAAGTCGCCAGATTGCGTGGAGCGGATGAGCGATGGAGTGACCGAAGGCGATCCAATCGCGTCCGCGCCCCACGGTGCCGGCAATGTGAAGACGCCCGCGGCTTCGATGGCGATCGAGGTGACCTTCACCTGCTGCGCCCATGTCGGCAGCGATTGCGCATTCGTGTTAGCGTTCTGGACGGAGATCGTCGCTGAAAACTGCGGGTAGACCGTCGTCGCTCCAGGCGTGAAGGCGAGCGAGTAGGTCCCGGTGTCGAGTTTTGCGACTGGGAAAACATCATCGAGACCAGCCGTCGTCCCGATCGCGAAGTTGATCGGTCCATTAGCGACGACAATGCGCAGCGCGTGTTCGGTGTTGAGGTCGCCAGGCGCCACCGACATGGCGACGCTCGCATTCGCGGTAGCGCCGTTGTTCATCCCTGAGAAAGACAGGCCGCCGCTTGTGCTTGATGTCGCTGTGCCGGTCGTTGTGATCGACCACGAGCCGAAGGCCGGGATCGTCGTGGCGACCGCCGCGCGGGTGACGAGCGCATCGTCGATCCAAATCCGCATAAGGTTGGCGGTAAGTTCGATCAGCGCCGTGTCGGCGAAGGCGGCGACGAACGGGATAATCTTGGTCGGCGCATTGTTGTAGATGCCACCGACATATTGCGTCCCTGGCCGCAGCATCATTGGCCCGAGCACGCGCGGCAGATAGTTGATCTGGGATTGCGCGGAAAGGCGCAGATGCTCGATGTCGCTGCGGGCCATTGCCAGCAGGCTGACTTCTCCACGGTTTAGGGCCGCGAGAATTTGGTTCTGCCGAGCCACGCTCCCCTCCTAGCGGGTCTCACTCGTCTCCAGGCCAATAAGGAAGGATCGACCCGCGGGGCGCGCGAGATTGAACCCATGTGCCGACCGGCATGGACCTCGGCGGCAAGTCCATAGCGTCCTTGGCGATCGCTCGGCGCCGGATCATCTCCTTGCGCTTCTCAAGCTCTTCCATCTTTTGCGACCACTGCTTGACCCGCGGGCAGAGCAGCCACGCGAGGTGGATGCCGAGATACTCAGAGAACCCCGGCGTCCACAGGCTCATGTTCCAACCCCAATCGGGGTCGCTGGAGACGTATTTGACGTAGATCGGCGAAATGTCGCTGTACCAGACGTTGTTCAAATCATCGTAGCGGCGCAGCGGCGGATCGAAGATTTCGTTGTCGGCGACGAGATACGTCTTGGTCCAGTCAGGCGGCTTGGGGAACGCGTACTTGTAGCCGAACTGCGGAACCTCGTTGGCGCTCGCATCCACTTTCACGTTTCTGATCGCGTGCAGCCAATATGCGTCATAGAGCACCGTCAGCACAGCGTCTGACCACTCGCTGTCCAGCAAGCGCCGTGGCTCGCGATTCTCCGTCAGGGAGCCAAGGGGGCGCTCTTCGAGCCACCGCAGCGCTTTGTTGTAGACGCCGAGCTGAGACGCGGCCATGGCTAAGCCCTCTCCTGCTTAGTGGCGGCGGCCGAAGCCGCCTGCCGCCGTCACGCCGCGCGCTGTCCCTGCGCCCGGAGAAATTCATAGACCCACTTGTTCGCCGCCTCACGGCTTTCGAGGCCGCTCTGCACAACGCGGCCGTCCTTCGTCCGCCGGATGCCCCATTTCTTGGCGAGGCCGAGGTCTTCGACGGAATATTCCGTGTCGCCGGCCGGGATTTCCGCCTTCTCGCGAATGATGACGGGCGGGAAGATGAAGCGGGTGACCGCGCCGTGGCCGTAGGTCGCGAACACGATGAGCTCGCCGTACCACGACTTGTCCTCGCACATGACGGCGATCTTCGCCCCTGGAGCGAGCTGGCGGCCGGCGACGTGGCGCCAATATTCAATGCTGAGGACGTCGTCAGGCTTGGTGCCGACTTCGGCGATCGCAAACCACGAGGTCTGGCGGAATTGGGATTCGTGGAAATTCTTCAAGGGGACGGCGAGGTCTTTGGCCTTCGCCTCAATCGTGGCTTCGCTCATTGCCGACTCCAGTAACTACGGGTAGCGCATTGCGCCCCCGATGATTACCAGAGATTGGGGCAAGCGGCAAAAGGCGCGCGCTCGATCCAACGAAAAACGGCGGCCTGAAGGCCGCCGTCCTTGTCGCCCCATTCGCCCCAGAACGAAGATGAGATCAGCTCGTCGCAATCAGGCTAAGCGTGACGCCGTAGCCGGACGTGGTCGCCTGCACGGCGGAGACATAGGCGAGGCGCCCAACGTCCGTGCCGACCGCCACATAGTCCGTGGTGATCAGAACGAAGGAGCCGAGCTTCAGGCCCCGCTTCTGGCCGTCGGAGATGTAGTTCGCGCCGAGGATCGTCGCGATTGCGTCGCCGCCGGTCGCGCCGGTCGCCTTCGTCGCCCACGAAGCGGCCCAGTTCGGGTTGTTCGAGGAGTCGTTGTAGGCGAACAGATTGGGAGCGTTCTCGATGCCGGAGGTGAGCTGCGAGAGGAAGCCGCCGACATAGCCGCTCGGGGTTGCAGTGGTCATGGTCGTGAGCCTTTTCAGTTGGACCAAGTGAACTATGCGGGGGCTCGCGCGGAGCCCCCGATTATGCTCCCGATCAGCTCAGGGCCGAGCCGTCATGCGCAACCTGGAAGGCGCCGTTCGCTTGCAAGAGCTTGGAGCCCATGTAGACGGAGGTGCGGGCCCAGGAGAAGTCCTGGCGGCGGTGGTAGTCGGCCATCGCCTGGATCTCGCCGGAGTTGACCGCGTGGCCGATGGCGTTGCGGTGGAAGGCGTAGCACAGCTCGTTGTTCGTGCCGGTGCCGGTGATCAACGGGGTCTCGATCCAGTTGAAGCCGGCCCAGCGCAGCATGCGCCGCATGCCGCCGCCGCCGACGCCCTGGCTCGCGCCGGTCAGGACCTTCACGTCCACATAGAAGGCGTTCGTGAATTCCTTGGTCTGGTAGAGGTAGCCCATGAACGCCGGGGTCACGACGAAGAACATATTGTCGATCTCTTCGATCGGCACGGCATTGTTGCCCATCTTCGTGCGAACCTTGGTCACAAGGGCCAAGTTCGCCGTGACGGCGGTTCCGGTGTTGCTCGTCGTGGTCGCGAGCTGAGCCAGGATGTCCAGGTCCATCGTGCGGTTGATGACCTTCATCGAGGTCTCTTGCATGATCCGCTTGCCGTCGCCTTGCGAGGCGAACAGGTTGAAGCCGGTGCGCTGCACGAGGTCGTGGTATTCGACGAGGACCGCCGGATACTGGTTGAGGTTGTCGGTGCGCGACGGGATCATGCCGTTCACGCCGCGGGTCTGAGCGACCGCGGAGCCGGAGTCGGCAGTCAGGAACGTCGCCTGGTTGCCCTTGATCACCGCTTCCGTGACGCAGCAGGTGCGCAGCAGGCTGACGCCCACCTCGAAGCCGGCGATGAACTCCTGCCTATACTGGGTCTGGAAGGCACTGTCCGACATAGTATTAACCCCTCTGAAAGAGAACCTATGCTTGGTTCGACTTCCGTTAGGGGTGTCTCGACTTTGGAAGCCTCGGGATGTCTACTTAGTAGAGCCGATGCCAACCTGATCAAGGGCCTTGCGTCGTCGGTGCGCCATGCTCTCTCTGGGCCATTTGAAATGGGGTGTCAGAACGAGCCGGCGCGTCTACTAATAGACGTATCGCTCGGTTGTGTAAATAGGGGTAGCAATCACTCGATTTTAGCGAACTCGCCCCATGCCAACTTCGCCTCTTCGCAATAGGCCGCGTAGGCTTGCTCCTTCGTCCAGAACGAGCCTATGCGGCGACCGACGCCATCGACCTTGATCCATGCACCCCACTTACCCTCTGCGGCGATGTAGGAGACGCCGCGGTAGCCGCTTGTGTTGCGGCTGGAGGTCAAAGCATTGGCGATGTTTTGGGATTGGGTTGCCTCCCGCAAGTTGCAGAGGCGGTTGTCGTCGCGGATGTTGTTTTTGTGGTCGATCTTCTTGGCAGGCCAAACGCCGTGAGTGATCACCCACGCCAACACGTGCGCGGGATATTGCTTGCCGAACAGTCCAACCCGCCAATAACCGTCTGGATTGAGACGGCCTGCCACCGTGCCGATCTGCCCGCGGAAACCAAGCGCGCGCCTCCATTTCAATTTGCCGGTAGCCGAATCGTAGGACAGAGCATCCCTGACTTCGTCGACTGTCGGCCGCTCATTCCGACGGCGCGGCTTTTTCTCGCGCGCCGCTGGCGACGGCTTCACGAAGTCGACCCCGCGAGCAAATTCTCCATAGGTCGCGATCGCCGCCTTTTCGTAAGCCGCCGCCGCTTCCTCTATCGTCTTGAAGACTCCGAGATACTGCTTGCCGAGTTGGGCCTGCCAGAGGCCGCTGGCCTTGTGCCAGCAGACACCCTTCACGCCAGACCTGTTGGTGATTGGGCGCCCTTGGTTCGCCATGTTTTGCGCCTGCGTGCACTCACGCAGGTTGCGAATCCGACAGTCGGCCTTGTCGCCGTTCCGATGGTCGAGACGCTCTGGCCAGCGCCCATGCACCCATGCAAATGCGGCGTGATGGGCAAGCACTATTGAGCCGTCGATCCGAATGCGGCGATAGCCATCATCCTTGTCGACGCGCGCGCCGGCCTCTTGCCCGGCAATGGCGCGACCGGACGTGATCAGCCACGCAAAAACGCCCGTCGCCGGGTCATAAGCGACATACTGCCGCAGCCGCTCGATCGACGGGCGCTTGGCGAGATTGGTTCTCACCATGGGTCGCCGTCTTTGCGGCGGCGATACCAGGTGCGCCTAGACATCCCGAGTGCGGCCCACGGCTGTTGCGCCTCGATCGTTGAAGCGCGCTCCGACGTCAGCGGGCGCCGGAAAGGCCGTGGGCCTTCGCTTTTGGGGCATGCGGACCGAAACGAGCGCGGTCTTCATCCGAATAGTTCATCGCTACCCCGCGCGCGCCGTATGAAGCCCGCATGCTGGCGGTCGCACTCATTGTCTCCGCAAAATTGGCTGAGTCGACCGACATAGTCTGACCACGCAGATTGCCAAGGTCAGCCCCTTGGGCGGCGTTGTCGAAGTCGGCGCCGAGGAAGATAACCTGCCAACCGCGCGCGCGGCACCGATCTAGGAGCTTCTTCGCAGACTCGCGATTGTGTTCGCGCGATTCGTTCTCATGGCCATCGGTCATAATCACGATCGCCGATTTCTCCGGCGCGTCCGCATCGGCGACGGTAACGAGACGACCGACGGCGTCATAAAGCGGCGTCATCCCGCGTGGCGATACTTCGTGGTCGCCGATCGGCTTCCATGCCGACGCGACAACATCTTTCCGCAAAACGTCAAAAGGGCCAGCGCTGTCGAACACGGCGACCGTGACGAGAATGTTCTTGGTTTCCTTGTCCTTGGCGAGCCCTTGAACGTAGGCATTCACGCCACCGAGCGCGTCAGACCAGCGCGACGCCATCGAACCAGAGCGATCGAGCAGGATATAGTCGTGCTGCGCTGCCACCTTCTTTGCCTTAGCCATCAAATATCTCCCATCGCCGGGGTGGCGATGACACTATATGGCACAGAACGGCACTTGGGGCAAGAAAAAGCGGCCCGGCGATTCCTCGCGGGCCGCTCACTATTGAAGGCTGGGCCGTCAGGCCGCCGACCTCTTCTTGATCGTGTCGAGCTTGTCGAAGATGTCGCGCCACTCGGCTTGGAGCGCCTCGCGGTTCGGGCCGCGGTAGTAGGCCCAGCCCTTCTCGCTATTGGCTCCCGCCTTCATCATCCCGTCGAGCTCTTGGAAGCGAGTCTCGGCGCTTTGCTGCGGCGTCATGTTGCCCATCGGCGGCTCGGTGGCGAACGGGTTCGCCTCGCGCGCCTTGGCGGCGAAGAACGCCATGATCTCGGGATTGTTGCCGAGCTTGCGGCCATCCTCGCCGCGCGCACCCATGATGGAGTTCCAGGCCACGTCGTCGGCCGGGAAGTAGTTTCTGGCCGCGTTCATCGTCGGCTTGAACTTGTCGCCAAAATCAGCGCGCATCTTCTCGCTGCCATTGATCGCATCGCGCTCGTCGGCCTCCGCCTGCGCGTCTTTGATGCTGTCCTGCATCTGCGCGACCCAGCCGAGCACGCCCTTGACCTGTGAGCCGGTCAGATTGAGATCGTGCGCGGCGGGCTTGAACGACTCGATCATCTCCTTGTCGGCCTCGCCCCACACGATGCCCTTGCCGAGATCAACCTCGTAATCCTCCGGCTTCTCCGGGATGCCGTTCGACTTGCGGAACTCGGCGAGCTCCTCGGCGGTCGGGTTCTTCGACAACGCGCGCTTCAGCTCGCCAGCCGAGACGCGCTGTTCGAGCGCGCGATAGGCGGTGAGGATGTCCTTGGGCGAGCCATAGCGCTCCAGGCGGGCGAGCAGCTTCTTGTCGTCGCCGGCGAGCTCCTGGCGCCAGTCTTCAGGCCATTTGCCTTTGACGGCGGCCTCAGCCTCGGTTGGCTTCCGTTCGCCGTCGGCGAGCGTTCCGGCTGCGGCGGGTTTCGCAGCGACGACGGGCGGCGCCTCGCCAGCAGCGGGCGTCTTGCCCCCGTCGGCCTGCGGCGTGGCGAGCGGCTTGGCGGCGACGACCGTCGCGCCATCGGCCGGCGGCGGCGGCGGCCCGCCCTTGCCAGGCTGGCCATCGGCGAGTTTGGCGTTGCCGAGATCGGTCGGCGGCCCGCCAGCGCCAGGCGCCGGAGCGGCAGGATCAATGTGGTCGTTCTCAGCCATTTTCGCTCTCCCTAAGTGGTTGGCATTTCGTCGTCGTGGACCGCTGGCGCGGCCGCATTCTCGGTCGCGCGCATGGCGGCGATTTGCGACGGCGTCATGTTGAAGGCGCGGAGGAATTGGAGCGCCACGAAGCGCTTGCCCTCAGCGAACGCGGTGTCGCGATCACTGTCAGGGCGGAACGATAAATCGTCCTTGCGGCAAACCTCGAACAACAGCCAGTTGACGAAGGCGCCCTGTTGCTCGGGCGTCGCCTCGCCGCCGACAAGCCCTTTGACCGCGTAGACGATCGCCGTGTTGAGCGGGGCCGGCAGATAGGGCGCGTTGGCGGGGACTTGGACCGCGACTTTCTTGACGCTCGAAGCCATGGGCTATACGGCCCCGCCCTGTTGCGGTTGCTGCTGGGGCAAAATGCCGCCTTGTTGCAACATCGTCGCTGCCTGGCCGATCTTGCCGGCGATCGTCGCGCCCTGGTCGGCGGCGCCGGCAACTTGCTGCATGGTCTGCGCCTGCGCGGCGGCTTGGCGGTCCTGCGCCTTCTGCGGATCGGCGATCTCTTTGGGTACGAGCCACTTGGCCGGCGCGCCAGAGCCGGTGACGGCGTCGCGGAACGCCTGGTCGACGTCGACGTCGTGCTTGACGGCAGGGTCGATCGCCATGCCGAGCTGCAAGAGCTGGCCGACTTGGGTGAACGCCTGCGCGTTGGCGCGGGTTGCCGCCAGGGTCAGCGGGCTGTCGAAGATGAAGCGGATGTCCTGACCGCGCAGGAGCGGCGGCATCATCGCGACCGGGCCGAAGCCGTTCATGCGCAGGATCATCTCGAAGGTCTGATCGCAGACCGCGCCGTTGTATTCCGACTGGATCGGCTCGAATAGCGGCGTCGTGTTGCGGATGAACTCTTCCCACAACTTCGAGACCTCGAAGGCGGTCCGGGCATGCGAGGTGTCGGGAAGGCGGATTTGGTTGAGGTAGTGGCCGTCGGCGATGATCTTGGCGATCCGCGACTCGCGGTCGACGCCCCAGCCGAGGTTGGGCTGCGTCTTCATCAGCGGCTCAAGCGCGGGGCCGGTGCGTTCATCGTATTCGGCGTCGACCCACGTAATGCCCCCGGCAAAGCCGTTGACGCCGCCCTGGATCACCTGTCCGACCGCCTTCATCGGTGGATCGACCGCCTTCTGGCCGGCTTCGAGCAGGGTCAGGGTGATCTGTTGGAGCATGCGGGCATCGGCGATGTTGACCACCGTCGGCGGCGCGTAGCCGTAGCCGAAGCCGGGGACCGTTTCCCAACGCGGGCAGATATAGCCCATCTGCCATTGGCCGATCTCTTCGAGGATGGTGTCGTGGTCAACGCAGACCCAAACCGAGGTGAAGGGCAGCTTGCGCTTGTTGGTGCGGCGATCGCCGCCGGGCGCGCGCTCCTGCTTCGCGGAGCCGATCGAATCGTAATTATCGGTCGGCAGGACGATGTGCCGGCACTGCACTTCGCCATGCGGATCCTTATCAGCCGCCGTCCTCACGGTGTCCGGCACCGTGTCTGGGAACAGCTTGACGAGATTGATGTTTGAGATCTTGCGCTTGACGTGGACCTCGTTGACCCTGCCGCTCGAATCCTCTGAGAAGGCGACGTCGCGCATGTGATGGGTGCGGAAGGCGAGGCCGGTGAAATCCTGGTTCGGCCGCAGCGAGATGCAGGCGTTGCCGATCGTGACGAAGTCGCGGTCGCCCTCTTTCGAGGAACGTGACCATCCCGACATATTGTCGTACATCGCCTGTCGCATTTGCTCGCTCGCCCAATCGAGCCATATGCGGCAATGCGTGTCGGTGTTGATTTTGTCGGATTGCGTGCGCGCGTGGAACCACGCTTGGCCCGGAGGCCGCAGCATCGCGCTGATCGAATTAGCGAGGTCGCGCGAGGCCATCGCCGGAATGCCGGTCATCAGGTGGGAGGCGAACTCCATGCCCATGGAGCGAACCCAGGTGTAGTCCGCGCGCTCGGGATAGAACTGCTCCGCGGTCGCTTGCCATAGGCTAAGTATTGGTAATCGCTTAGCAAACAGACTGTCGGAAATCCCGATGAGGTCCTTAGCCCGCTGGTCCACCGAGAGCCTCCTCTATTCCGAGACCTCTCTTAAGGCGAACCCTCACACCGCTCGCCGTAAACGATGGGGCGGCGACTCGATATATGTCCATGAACGGCATCAAATTGCCGCGGTAAACGTATCTTGGCGTCGTGCGTTTGTTGTTGTTTTGCTCGGTGCGCGTCGCCCACCGCACATTACCGGGGAAATACCCCTTGTCGTTGTCAATGCGGTCGACTGTGTGCTGCGGGCTGGGGCGCGGACCGACGTTGGCGAAGAATGCCTGAAAACTCACGCGCCACTCATCGCAGACGGCAATGCCGCGCGAAGAGTACTCCTGGTAGCGCTTGTCGCTCGGGGTGTAGCAACGCGCCAGCATGCAGCGCCACGATTTATATTCCGGCGACTGCGACATGCCGTGCGTGACCGCCGCGTCCGCCAATTCCTTCTGTCGCGCCGTAGCCGTCTCGACATGGTAGCAGCCGCAAGACTTAGTGTTGCCGCACTTGAGATTTTGGCCGACGACAGAGACGTAATTCCCGCAGTCGCAGCGGCAGAGCCATTTGATTGGCCCAGACGGCGCGCATCCGTCCCGCCGCAACACCGCGAGGCGCGCGAACTTCATGCCGGAGAGATCGACAAGCGCCGGCATTGAAGGGCTCCCGTCACTGACCAGAACCGAGGGATCGGCTGGCATAGGTGTCGGCGGCGGTGGCGACTGGGGCGCGCGACTGGCCGTTTGTGCCCTGTTTGCCGGTGATGGTCGAGGCGCGGCCGTCACGCCCAGCCGCGGCGAGCATCGCCTGCTTCTGAGCTTCCAGCACGGCGGAGGAATTGGCGTCGGGCTGCGGCGCCGCGGCGGCGACTTGCGGTGTGGCGGGGG